CGGAAAGCAGTAATGGACATCTTAATTTTGAAAATTTTGGCGGTATACCGAATAATGCGGGTAGCGGTAAGACTGGTGATATTCTATTTACAACATTAGGACATAGTTCTGGAGATACTTATTCCATCGTTATAGAGATGGTCAAGATTTATTCAGACTAAGGAGTCAAAGCTTATGAGTGAATATATTATAGCTGAAACAGGGGAATTTCCTGCTCAGTATAATGTACTTAAAAAAGGTGATGATGATATTTTTATTCCCATATTCGGACCTTACCTAGATTTAGACGATACGAAACGTAAATATAATGAACTGGCTAATGCCGGTAAACGTGCGCGTACTAAATCAGGTCATTTCAAATCGGATGATCCATCAACACCTGATGTTAATGAAGCTTATGTAGGCGGTAAAAAGAAGGCTAAAAAGAAGGCAGCCAAGAAGAAAACCGCCAAGAAAAAGTAATTAGAACGTCAATTAATAATATTCATAATGCCTTGTATATCAAGGTGTTATGTTTATTTATTTCAATTATATAGGTAATAACTATGAAAGGATTTGGTAGAAACACAAGGTTTAAAGAACCTCACGGCTATTCCGGTGGAGGCAAACCTAGAGTTCGTAAAAATAAATATGCGAACAAGGGAGCCACTGAAATAGGAAAAGAAAATAAGGTTGAATCCTATAAGGAATACATCAAGCGTATGTTTGGTGGCGGGGAAACTTAATTATGCCCTTACATAAAGGGCGCTCAAAAAAGGTAATCAGCAAGAATATATCTACTTTGGTTAAAGAAGGTAAACCTAAAAAACAGGCAATAGCTATTGCCATGCAGAAAGCAGGTAAGAGGAAAAAATAAATGGCAACAAGCGGAACAACATCATTTAATCTGGATATAGCTGATATCATGGAAGAAGCCTACGATCTTTGCGGGATGGAACTTCGTACAGGCTATGATTATCGTGGCGCTAAAAGAGCGTTGAATCTGGTTTTTCTGGAGTGGCAGAACAAAGGATTGAATCTTTGGACAATAGCACAGGCAAGCGCTTCCTTAACGGCTGGCACCAGTAGTTATAGTCTGGAATCATCGGCAATGGATGTGGTAGATGCATTTATAAGGACAGATGCGGGAGATACCGATAAACAGATGGATCAGAGATTAAACAGAATTTCCCGTACCCAATATAATCACCAAGCCACCAAATTAACACGCTCAAAGCCAACGCAATTTTATATCGACAAGAACACGGGAACCAATACTATTGTATTGTGGGCAACACCTGATGACGCAGATACTTATACATTAGTCTATGATTATGTAAAAAGGATAGAGGATGTCGGTACAGTTGCCAGTAATAATGCAGATATACCGGCACGATATTTACCCTGTTTAACTTATGCACTTGCTTATAATGTTGCCTGTAAAAATCCTGAAGCATTACAAAAAATTCCGATGATAAAACTAAGGTATGATGAATTATGGCGTGATGTCAGCGATGCTGACAGGGAAAGGGCATCAGTTCGATTTGTGCCTGATTTATCGTATAACAATTATTAAATGAATTTATGAGTTATGCAATCGGAAAAAAGGCATTAGGTATTTGTGATCGTTGCGGATTCACTTATAAGTTAAATGAATTGTTTTATCAGATTGAGAATAGCATCAGGAACGGGCAAAGAGTCTGTACGGAATGCTTGGATGAAGATCAACCTCAATTAAAATTAGGCGAGCTGAATACGAGCGATGCGCAATCCTTATATAATTCAAGACCGGATTCAGGTGAAGCGGAATCAAGAAGATATTATGCTTTTGATCCCATCGGTGGCGGTGTTACCAAAATGGGTTCCAGAACAATGGGATTAACCATGCATGGTAGAGTGGGTAAATTAACAGTGAGTACAAGCTAATGGCGTGGACATTTACAACATTAAAATCTGCGATACAGGATTATACCAATAATACTGAAACAACTTTTACAAGCTATCTTGATGAATTTATTGTAAATACGGAAGATAGAATATTAAAAATGGTCGAGCTGCCATTTTTCAGGAAAAATGTTACTGGATCATTAACATCCGGTAATCAATATTTAAGTATGCCTGATGATTTTTTGGCTCCCTTTTCGCTTGCCGTTGATAATAGCGGGTATGAATACTTATTATTCAAGGATGTAAATTTTATACGGGAGTCCTATCCGTCAAGCAGTACAACGGGGATTCCTAAATATTATGCCGTATTCGATGTCGATAGTTTTATCGTGGCACCTACACCCAATGCCAATTCTACTGTTGAATTACACTATCAGTATAAACCGACATCAATAACGACATCAGGTGACGGAACCAGTTGGATTGGAACCAATGCTTCCGACTGCCTATTATATGGCAGTTTGGTGGAAGCCTATACATTTATGAAGGGCGAAGCGGATGTCATGCAGAATTATAAGGAAAGATTTGCCCAATCCATTGAGCGACTGAAAGTATTGGGAGAAGGTCGGGAAACTAAAGATAATTATAGGACAGGTACAACTAGAAAAGCAGTTACTTAATGTTAAAAGTACCCATAAAAGAATTAGAAGATAAAAATATCGCTATCGTTGCAATGGGAAGAAGTCAGTTGGACTTTCATTTATCCCGTGTTCATAGTGTCCATTTTGATGAAGTATGGGCTTTAAATGCAATGATTGGCGTTATTCCGAATGTTAATAGAGCCTTTATACTAGACCCGATGAGTCGCTTTCTTAATACGAAAGATGCTGGCGGCATGACTGAAATGATGCGTAGGTGTTTGCCGGATATACAATATCCTATTTATACTTGTGAGGTAGATCAAAGGGTTCCAGCGACAGAAGAATATCCATTGGCTCCATTGGTGTCCGATTTAGGATGTTCGTATTTCAATAATACTATTGCTTATTCAATTGCTTTTGCCTTATGGAATAAAGTTGGCAGATTAAATATATTCGGTGTGGACTTTACTTATAAGAATAATATGCATTTTGCCGAAGCAGGTAGGGCTTGTTGTGAGTTTTGGATAGCTAAATGTCTCGATAAAGGGATTGACGTATGTATAGCTCCTAGCTCAAATCTAATGGATACAAATGTTTCTTTGAAAGAAAAACTCTATGGATATCATAGGCTTAATAATCCTATAGTTACTTATAAGGAAGATAATACTATTAAAACTTGCCGATGGTCTGAAGTCATTGAAGATAAAGGCGAATTTGTTGGCATGATTGGAAGGGATGATTTAGAATTTAATGATGTGCCTGAACCAGATAAATACTAATGCAAACAGATAAATTTGAAATATCAATAGGTAATTTAGGGGTTAAAACAACTCACAATAGAGGTCATACTGTTGAAGAGTTAGCTGAAATGGCTACCAATAAATTAATTTCTATAAGTGATAATGCTGATCCTATGGTGAAAGCACAAGCACACGCATTTAGAGATAGATGCAAATGGATTGTTACATTTTATGTACAAGAAGGGATTAAAAACCATGTATGTACTATATGTAACGAATTAGAAAAACAAGGTCATAAAGACCTAGCAAATATTATCAGGAGACTGTAATGGCAATAACCCAAGCTATGTGTACCTCGTTTAAGAGTGAGTTACTTCAAGCTAAACACAATTTTTTACTCTCAGGAGGAGATACATTCAGATTGGCTCTTTATACAAGTTCAGCCACTATGTCTGCTTCTACAACTGCATATTCCACAAATCAAGAGGCAAGCGGAACAAACTACACCGCTAAAGGAGATTCTTTAACTCGTATAGACCCTACTACTTCTGGTACTACGGCATTCACGGATTTTGCTGACTTAACTTTTGGAACGGCAACCATAACCGCAAGGGGTTGCATGATATTCAATGATTCAGCTTCAGGCGATCCTTCTGTAGCAGTTTTTGATTTTGGTGGAGATAAGACCTCCACTGCGGGTTCATTCACGATTACATTTCCAACCGCAGATGCAAGTAACGCTGTTATTAGAATAGCGTAATAGTTTTATGGCTTATGTATCTGGCTGGGGTCGCAGTACATGGGGTTCTGGAGCTTGGGGTGAGGCTAGCGCAGTAACACTTGGAGGTCTTGCTGGAACAACAGCATTAGGCACTGAAACAGTAACTGGTGATGCCAATGTCGCTGAGACAGGTGTAGCGGCTACTGGCGCAATAAGTTCACTCACTATAACGGGTACAGCTAATGTCACAGAGACAGGTGTAGCTGGAACCAGTGCAATTTCAAGTGTTACCCCTAGTGGTGCAGCCAATGTAGCTGAAACGGGATTAGCTGGAACAGGAGCGGTAGGTACTGTTCTTGCAGCAGGTTTCGCGATTACGGGAGTTAGCGGAACCGCATCTACAGTATCTCAGGGCGATGAAACTGTTACTGGTGATGCTAATGTATATCCTACGGGATTAGCTGGAACCAGTGCATTAGGCTCTCTAACTTTAGTCACTAATAATGTTATATCGGTTACGCTAGATGCCAGTACAGGTGCAGTAGGTTCATTAACAGTAACTGGTATATCAAACATAGCTCTTACAGGAGTATATGGAACAGGAGCATTAGAGAATTTATTGGTTTGGGGAGATGTAGTTCCTGGACAAACAACAACATATAGTGAAGTTTCTACTTCACAAACACCTAATTATAGCGAAGTATCAACATCACAAGACCCAGATTGGGAAGATATAGCAGCTTAATGATATAATTTTATAGAGGAAATAATATGGCAAGTACATACGTTAATGACCTAAGACTCAACGAAATGGCTACTGGAGATGGTAGTGGAACGTGGGGTACGACAACAAACACAAATTTAGAATTAATAGCAGAAGCTTTTGGTAGTGGTTCTGAAGCGTTAAGTGACGCTTCTACTGGAACTATTACGATGCAAGATGGGACCAGTGATGCTGCTAGAGCAATGGCATTAACCCTAACAGGTTCTTTGTCACAAGCCTGTACTGTCACTTTAGCTCCTAATACAGTCAATAAATGTTGGGTTATTCAAAATAGTGCTGGAGCCACAGTAACAATTACACAAGGCACAGGCGCAAATGTCGTTATTCCGAA